GGTGGTCCTACCCCCGAGAACTACAAGCCAGATGATGATTCAGCAAAACTCAAAGAACCCAAGATTAAAACCGTCAAAGACGTTGTTAATCGTGGTGCCAAGTCTGCTGATGCAATGGCAAAAATGTCCAAAGAAGAAACTGAAGTCGAAGATGAGGTCCTCGAAGAGGATCAAGTTGATGAGACGGAAGCAGTCATCGAAGAGGAGTCCTCTGAAGATGATGGTATTGATATCGATGAAGATGTCAATGCTCTTCTTGGAGGCGAAGAACTCTCCGAGGAGTTTAGAGAGAAAGCAAAGGTTATCTTTGAAGCCGCTCTTAACTCTAAAGTAAAGGAAATCCAGGAAGCTCTGGAAACCCAATATGCAGAACAACTGCAAGAAGAAAAAGAAGGTCTTAAGGAATCACTCACTGCAAGAGTTGATTCGTATCTTGAGTATGTCTGCGAAGAGTGGATGACCGAGAATGCACTTGCTGTTGAAGCAGGTCTTAAAACCGACATGACCGAATCATTCCTTGCAGGAATGAAGGGTCTATTTGAAGAACATTATGTAACAATCCCTGAAGAAAAATATGATGTGCTGGAAAGCATGGTAGACAAACTTGATGAAATGGAGACCAAGCTCAACGAGCAGATCGATAAGAATATTTCCCTAAACAAGCGTCTCGCAGAGTCGGTTGCCGATGGTATCTTAGATCAAATTTCTGAAGGTCTTGCACAGACCCAGAAAGAGAAGCTCGCTTCACTTGCCGAAAGTGTTGAGTTTGAAAGTGAAGAAGAATATCGTGGAAAGCTGGAAACATTGAAGGAGTCATATTTCTCCTCAACAACTTCAGCCCCTAAAGCATCCCCACAAACCCTTTCTGAGGGAGTAGATACTACAGATGCACCTGTTAAAGCAGGTATGGATCAGTATCTTAAAGCACTGGGTGCTTTTAAATAGTGAACACAAAATTGATTCAAACAAACCACTAAAAATTTTTAAAAGAGGTAAAGCAAATGTTCCAATCCGAACATCTGCAGGAAAAGTGGAGTCCCCTTCTCGATTATGAGGGTCTTGATCCAATCAAAGACGCTCATCGTAGATCGGTAACCGCAGTCCTGCTCGAAAACCAAGAAAAGTTCCTCAAAGAGGAAGCAGCATTTAGTCAGGGTATCAACCTGATGGAAACCCCCACCAATGCAGCTAATGCTGCTGGTGCGTCTGGTGGTTTCTCTGGTTCGGCCGCCGCAGCAGGTCCTGTTGCTGGTTTCGACCCCGTACTGATCTCCTTGATCAGACGCGCAATGCCTAACCTGGTCGCATATGACCTTGCTGGCGTTCAACCGATGAACGGTCCTACTGGACTGATCTTCGCAATGCGTTCCCGCTACAATAATCAGAGCGGCAACGAGTCCTTCTTCGATGAAGTCGATACCGCATTCTCCGGTCAGGACGACGGTTTCAACCTGGAATCAGGTTTTGCCGACGGCCCTGTTGGTCTTGGTACTACTTCACAAGGTTCAGGCGGTAATCCTTCCGTTCTTAACCCCGTTGGTACTGCAACCACCAACCCCTCACCATACAACGTTGGTGAAGGTATGGTTACTGGTGACTCTGAGAACCTGGGATCAGGTACTGGAGATCACTTCAACCAGATGGCATTCTCGATTGAGAAAGTCACCGTAACCGCTAAGTCCAGAGCTCTGAAAGCAGAGTACTCCTTGGAACTGGCACAAGACCTTAAGGCAATCCACGGTCTTAACGCTGAAGCAGAACTTGCTAACATCCTCTCTACTGAAATCCTTGCGGAAATCAACAGAGAAGTCATCAGAACAATCTACAAGGTTGCTGAGCAAGGTGCTGTTTCTAACACCGCTACTCAAGGCGTATTTGACCTCGACGTTGACTCCAACGGTCGCTGGTCTGTTGAGAAGTTCAAAGGTCTTCTTTTCCAAATCGAAAGAGACGCCAACGCGATTGCCCAGCGCACTCGTAGAGGGAAGGGCAACATGGTTCTGTGTTCCGCAGACGTTGCTTCCGCTCTGACCATGGCAGGAATCCTGGATTACACCCCTGCTCTGAACTCCAACCTTAACGTTGACGACACCGGCAATACTTTCGCTGGTACAATCAATGGTAAGTTCCGCGTATACATCGACCCATACGCTGCAAACCTGACCAGTGGGAATGCTCCTTCTGCTTCCGGTAACCAGTATTACGTCGTTGGTTATAAGGGTTCTTCTCCTTATGACGCTGGACTGTTCTATTGTCCTTACGTTCCTCTCCAGATGGTTCGCGCCGTTGGTGAGAACACCTTCCAGCCCAAAATTGGCTTTAAGACTCGTTATGGTCTTGTTGCTAACCCATTCGCTGAAGGAACCACTCAGGGACTTGGCAGACTTCGTATTAACTCTAACCGTTACTACAGAAGAGTTGCTGTGAAGAATTTGATGTGATCCATTAGGATACACAACACTGGGACCTCTTCAGAGGTCCTTTTTTTATAAATACTTTTTGTAATAACTTATTATTAACAGCAATGCCTAGACCTAGAACCAATACTACGGGAAGATATGTAGTCAACGGACAGAGAGGCACTCGCAATGCGGAGAACCACCGCAACTGGATGCGTAAAAGAAGGAACTCCCGTAAGGAGATGTTCGTAGAAGAACTTGGTGGGCAGTGTTCCGACTGTGGCGGCAAGTTTCCACTATGCTGCTATGACTTCCATCACGTTGACGAGAGCATCAAGTCTTTTGAAATTGCCCCAGCACTGGACAGAAACATTGATGTAATCAGGGAAGAGGTTCAGAAATGTGTTCTACTCTGCTCCAACTGCCACAGAATTAGACACTCTATAGATAAATAACTAAAAAGATTATGGCAGGTCAATCACGAAAACTTGGAACTGCTGCTCAAGTAAGAACCAGACAACCAATTAGAGGTGGTTCTCTAGAAAAAGAAAGAGTAGCAAAGTTAAAACAAGTTGCTGATAGAAACTTTCTTCAACCTTCTGGGTTTAAGATGATTATATCAAGATCGCCTAAAGTTGCTTTCTTTGGTAATGCAGTAAATATTCCTGAGTTGATTTTAGGAACTACTATACAACCAACTGCGGGTTTGAAGAATATCAATAGACCTGGAGATGTTATTGAGTTTGGTGATTTAAATTTAAGATTTTTAGTTGATGAAAATTTAGAAAACTACATTGAAGTACAGAACTGGATAAGAGGTATTGGTTTTCCAGAATCACTGGATCAAATCTATGATTTCCAGGAGAATACAGAAGGAGTTGCTAGACCAGATTTACAAACAGGTCTTAATCTATATTCTGATGGAACTCTTTTAGTGTACGATTCAATGATGAATCCAAACTTCAAAGTTCATTTTCAAGATATGTTTCCATACTCTTTGACCACATTACAGTTTGATGCTACACTTGCCGACACAGAATACTTTACAGCAGAGGTTAGTTTCAAGTATACTATATACAACATTGAATCCGTTGGTTGTTGTGCATGATTGACCTTGTGACTATACAAGGCATGTGGGAAAAGGACTCAAAGATTGATCCAGATAATTTACATACTGAATCACTCAATATTCCGGTTCTACATGCCAAATATTATGATGTATATAATAACTTAATGCTTCTAAGAAAGAAAGCAGAGCAACAAAGAAAAAATGTCAGACACGAGAGATATGAGTATTATTCTGGAAAGGCAGACCTAGATGTATATGCTGAAAATCCATTTCCCAAAAAGATCAGAGATAAGGACACTATGCAGAAATATTTGGATGCGGATACAAAACTCTCAGGATTTTCGTTGAAGATAGAATATTATGATACGATGTTGAAATATATTGAAGAAATACTCAAACAAATAACTAATAGAACATATCAAATTAAAAACGCAATAGAGTTTATGAAGTTTTCTTCAGGACTAGGATAATGGATCAAGAGCAACCGGAATATGATTACACTGTAAATTTGACCATACAGGACATTCATCTTCTACATCATTGTGTTCTTGAACGTATACGACTATGGGAGGGATCTCCATCTAGACATCCAACAGAGCAAGAGCATCTATGGGTGCTAAGAGACTCATTGTATAGGATGATATTAGAATATAAGTTTGAAAATATGTAATAAATATTTCCAGGTAAGAGTATATTATGGCTGACCTGGTGATACAGAAGGTAAACGAAGTTTACCTGAAGATTGATACTGAACCTCATGTTGAATATGAACTGAGAGATAGATTCACTTTTGAGGTTCCAAATAAAAAGTTTATGCCTCAGTACAGAAGCAAGTACTGGGATGGATATGTACACTTATTCAATATGAAGACTAAGAGAATCTATGTTGGTCTCTTGGATAAGATTGTAGCATTCTGCGAGCAGGCAGGATATTCATATCAGTTTGAAGATAATAAATTTTATGGTCCTCCGTTTGAAGTCAATCAAATGATTTCAGAGGAGGGAGTCAAAGACTTTATGGGAACAATCACTAATCTCAAACCAAGAGATTATCAGATTGATGCTGTACATGATGCGTTGAGATATAATAGAAAACTTCTTATATCACCAACAGCATCTGGCAAGTCATTCATGATCTATACGATTGTGAGATACTTTGTTAACTCGGGTAAAAAGATACTTCTTGTAGTACCGACTACATCGCTTGTAGAGCAGATGTTTAAGGACTTCCAGGACTATGGGTGGGATGCAGAGAACTACTGCCATAGAATCTATGCAGGGCGTGAGAGAGTCAATACTAACGAAGTAACCATTACTACCTGGCAGTCTGTATACCAGTTAGATAGAAAGTTCTTTGAGGACTATGATGTAGTGATTGGTGATGAGGCGCACCTTTTTAAAAGTAAGTCTCTTGTTGGGATTATGGACAAGTTACATCATGCTAAGTATAGATATGGATTCACAGGTACTTTAGACGGCACACAGACGCATAAGTGGGTGTTAGAGGGTCTCTTTGGTCCATCATATAAAGTCACTCAAACTAAGAAACTAATTGATCAAGGTCATCTTGCTACATTGGATATACAATGTCTGGTCTTAAAGTACAAACCAAAGAAGTTTGATACTTATGAAGATGAGATTCAGTTTCTTATATCACATGAAAAAAGAAATAACTTTATCAAAAACTTATCGATAGATTTGAAAGGTAATACTTTAATTCTATTCAGTCGTGTTGAAGCTCACGGTAAGGTACTTTTTGAATTAATAAATAAAAATGTAGATGAAGAAAGAAAAGTATTCTTTATTCATGGTGGTGTAGACGCCCAAGATAGAGAACACGTAAGAGCGATTACTGAACTGGAAAAGGATGCAATCATCGTTGCTTCTTACGGAACATTCAGTACAGGAATCAATATCAAGAATCTTCATAACGTAATATTTGCCTCTCCATCCAAATCTCGTATACGCAATTTACAAAGCATTGGTAGAGTCCTACGAAAAGGCAAAGATAAGACTAAAGCAAAACTTTATGATATTGCTGATGACTTAACTAGTGGTTCTAGGAAAAACTATACCTTAAACCATTTTATTGAAAGAGTGAAAATATATGTTCAAGAACAATTCAACTATGACATCATATCCATTGATATAAAAGACTAGCAAAGGAGATTAATTTATGATTGAAGATGATTTTTATGCAACGATAAAACTTAAATGTGGAGAGGAGATATTTGCTAAAGTAGCAGCCTCTGAAGAGGATACTAGAACAATGTTAATTGTTTCTAATCCAATTATGGTTGAAGAGATAAAGATAAGAGGAACTTCAACTGGATATAAGTTTGAACCTTGGTTGAAAACTACTAAGGAAGATATGTTTATTATTAATCTAGACGATGTTCTTACATTGTCTGAATCAGATGATATTGAAATGATCTTGTATTATCAAGATTATATTCGTAAAATGTTTAAAGGTAACAACTCTAAACTAGATAGAAAGATGGGATACTTATCATCTGTCCATGAAGCAAAAGAGGTTTTAGAGAAACTCTATAATAATAGCTAGAACCTTTTCTTCAAAGGCGACAAACCTAGTCTATACGATAAATGGACTCTTGTCAACTACTTGTTTTTCTGTTATAATATTAAAAACAGATTTGAATATATTATGATTAAAAACAATGCGTATGGGATTATGCCTAGACCTAAGAAATCAGAACACTACGTTAATAACAAAGAATTCCTCAATGCTCTAGAGGATTATTTTATTAAAGTAGAAAGAGCAAAGTTAAACGATCAACCTAAACCTCAGATTCCTAGGTATATTGGAGAGTGCTTTCTCAAAATTGCTAACCATCTATCATATAAACCAAACTTCGTGAACTACATGTTCAAGGATGATATGATTTGTGATGGTATTGAAAACTGTGTAAGGTATGTCCATAACTTCAATCCAGAGAAGTCAAAGAATCCATTTGCATACTTCACACAAATCATCTACTATGCTTTCCTAAGAAGGATTCAGCAAGAGAAGAAGCAGTTAGAAATTAAAAACAAGATTCTTGAGAAGACCAACTTTGATGAAGTCTTTGATGCGAACGACCTTGACTCTGCCAACTATAGCGAGTACAATAGCATCAAAGATGCCGTTCATTCAAAACTTCGTAACTGATGCGCGTTGCTATTATTACTGATACCCATTACGGAGCACGTAAGGGTTCTAGATTATTTCATGATTACTTTGAGAAGTTTTACAATGATATCTTCTTTCCTACTCTAGAAAAAGAAAAAATCACTCATGTTATTCACATGGGTGATGCTTTTGATAGCAGAAAAGGAATAGAGTTTAAATCATTAGACTGGGCAAAGAGAGTAGTATTTGAACCTCTGAAAAAGATGGGCATTACTATGGACCTGATGGTTGGTAATCATGATGCTTACTATAAAAATACCAACTCTATCAATGCGGTAGAACTTCTTCTCAAAGAGTATGATAATGTAACCACATATTCTAGTGCTACGGAAATAGAAATAGATGGTCGTAAACTTTTATACATTCCATGGATATGTGAAGACAATGAAGAAGAAACTTATGAACTTATTAAAAGTTCAACTTGCGAGTGTGCGATGGGGCACCTTGAACTCGCAGGATTTAGAGTTAGTAAACAACTCGTCATGGATCATGGTCATGCAAGCGAGTTATATTCAAAGTTCGTCAAAGTCTTCTCCGGTCACTATCACACTAGATCGGATGATGGACGAATCTATTACTTGGGCAATCCCTATGAGATGTTCTGGAACGATGTCGGTGATCAAAGAGGATTTCACATCTTTGATACGGAAACTCTGGAACACACTCCAGTAAACAATCCATATACCCTGTTTCATGTTCTTTACTACGAAGATACAGACCACCAACTATTTGATGCTACCAAATATGAAAACAAAATTGTAAAAGTTGTTGTTCGTAAAAAAACTGATAGCGTTAAGTTTGAAAAGTATATTGATAAGTTATACAGTGCAAACGTTGCTGATTTAAAAATTGCTGAAAACTTTATTCTTAACGACGAAGACGTAGATGTTGGCGACGTAGAAACAGAAAACACTCTTTCTATTCTTGATAGATATATTGAAGAAGCAGACATTAGTTTAGATAAATCTACTGTCAAAAACTTTATGAGAGAAACTTATCAAGAAGCATGTGAACTGATCTAATGTTTATTCTTACAGTAGCAGGTAAAGAAAAAGAAGGAGCATACTCCGTAATTGATGATGATGGAGAACAAGTTCTTTATCTATTTGAACAAGAAGATGATGCAATGCGTTATGCTATGCAACTAGAAGAAATTGAATATCCTGAGATGCACGTTCTTGAAGTGGACGATGAATTGATGGTAAAGACTTGTGAAATGCATGGTCATCGCTATGCCGTGATTTCTAAAAATGATATTGTAATTCCACCTGACGACGCTAATGATTATCTTTAAGACCATTACCTGGCAAAACTTTCTTTCTACTGGACAGCACCCTACAACTGTAAATCTAGATAACTCATCTACAACTCTTATTGTTGGAACAAATGGTGCTGGCAAATCAACCATTTTGGATGCTCTTACATTTTCATTGTATGGTAAATCTTTTCGCAAAATCAATAAAGGTCAATTAGTAAATAGCGTAAACGACAAAGGATGTCTTGTAAATATTGAGTTTAGTGTTAACAATACTGATTGGAAAGTTGAAAGAGGAATCAAACCTAATATTTTTAAGATATATCGAAACGGTGAAGAACTGAATCAATCGCACTCTGCTATTGATCAACAGAAGTGGTTAGAACAGAACGTTCTAAAGATGAACTATAAAAGTTTTACTCAGATTGTAATTTTGGGTAGCAGCACTTTTGTTCCCTTTATGCAACTACCAGTATCAAGTCGTAGAGAAGTTGTTGAAGACCTTTTAGATATTAAAATCTTTTCCTCGATGAATGAAATCATCAGGACAAAGATTCGTATGATTAGAGATGAAGTTAAAACATTAGAACTCAAGAAAGAATCTATTAAAGATAAAGTTGATATGCAGAAAGACTTTATTAAAAAAATAGAAAACCAAAGTAAAGAAGATATTGACTCTAAACTGAACACTATTGATAGCATCAATGCGGAGATTGAAAAGGCATTCCAATGGGGATTGGATAAGGATCTTGAACTGAATAATATTCGTGAACAAGTATTAAAGTTTGAAGATTCTGGATCTAGACTTCGTGAGTTTGGTAGCATCAAAGGGAAAATGTCGCAGAAGATATCTTCTATTGTAAAAGAGCATAAGTTTTTCACAGACAATACGGTATGTCCCACCTGCGATCAAAGTATCGAAGAATCATTTCGTGTAAATAGGATCAGGGACTCACAAAATAAAGCAGAAGAATTGCGTAAGGGGTTTGATGATCTCCAAAAAGCGATTAAAGATGAAGAGTTGAGAGAGTCCCAATTTAAACAATTATCTAAGGAACTTAGTAACTTACTTAATGGCATTTCTACAAATAATACTCAGATCACTGGGTATCAAAGACAGGTCAAACGACTGGAATCAGAAGTTCAAACTATTACCAGTCAGATCGAAAATAGAAATACTGAACATGAAAAACTAGAAACGTTCAGAGAAAGTCTTCAGGAGACTTACGATAGACTTGCTGAACGTAAAGAGAAAGTTACCTACTATGATTTTATACATACCCTCTTGAAGGATGGTGGTGTCAAAGGAAAAATCATAAACAAATATCTGCCTCTGATTAATCGACAAGTTAATCGGTATCTCCAGATGATGGACTTTTATATCAACTTTAAACTTGATGAGGAGTTCAATGAGTCTATTGAAACTCCAATTCACGAAGACTTTACATATGCATCTTTCTCTGAAGGAGAGAAAATGCGAGTAGACTTATCTCTTCTATTCACTTGGCGAGAAATCGCTAGACTTAAAAACTCAGTCAATACTAATCTACTAATCATGGATGAAGTATTCGATTCATCTCTTGATGGTTTTGGAACAGATGAGTTCCTTAAAATCATCAGATATGTAATCAAGGATGCTAATATCTTTGTTATCTCCCACAAGACTGGTATGGAAGATAAGTTTGATGAAGTAATAAAGTTTGAAAAAGTTAAGGGATTTTCTAAAATGTTAAGTTAGGTTTGATTGTAACAAATATTCGTTAAGTTAGGAAACCCTGACTATATAATACAGGTGAATGGAGGATACCATGCATAACTTGATATCACGCAACGAACTTGCGTCCTGGACATGGGAAGATAAAGAGACAGTTTCCGAAAAATATGATCAAGTCTCTGATTATTTTCAATGTATTTCAGAATGTGGTATTATCGATCAAACTGCACGGAGGTTCTGCAGACACATCCTAACTGAAGAATAACTGCTTAACTTTAAACCCCTTGGAGCATAACACCCAAAGTCCCCTGCATCTTAAATAGGTGTAGGGGATTGGTCTATGTGCCAGTTGTAAAACTGTCTAACTCCCTTCAAAAATGGATTTGGATGCGGTATGATATTCACATACCAGCAAAGCAACGATGCCTGTTAACTACGAAATCAAATCACAGCTCGCTAAACTGCTCGCTACAGAAGACCTGGTTGTAGAGAATCGGAATGTAGAGACTGCTCAGTTTAATGTAGATACCCGCGTACTAACTCTTCCTAACTGGAAACGCGCAAGTGAGAGCGTGTATGATATGCTTGTCGGACATGAAGTGGGACATGCACTATACACTCCCAATGTAGATCCCCCTAGACATATTCCACATCAGTTTGTTAATGTGACTGAGGATGCTCGCATTGAGAAATTAATCAAACGTCGTTATCCTGGACTATCTAAAACATTTTACAAAGCATATAAAGAACTTTCTGATGATGACTTCTTTTGTTTAGAAGATGAAAATATAGACGCAATGAATCTTGCTGATCGGGCAAACCTTTGGTTTAAGATTGGTGGATTTATTGATTTAACTTTCACAGAAGATGAGCAAAAAATCATTGATGTTATTGGAGCATCTGAAACTTATACTGATGCCTGTGTAGCAGCAGAGATGCTGTATGATTATTGTAAGAGTCAGATTGAACAGAAACCACAAAGTAAATCACAGCAACCTGATAAAGAAACAAAAAGCAATTCTGAGAATCAACAAATTGAATCAACACCATCTTCTGAAATGGAAGAAGGAGAGGTTGATACTGAATCTAAGTTTGAGCAAGAGCAAGAACAAGAAGAAAACGCCGAGACTTCTAATAGTAATATCAAAGTTCAAACCGACGAGACATTTCAAGAGGGTGCTCAAGAGTTCAATAGTGTTGCTGATGCTGGGCAGTCTCTTTATTGTGAAGTTCCTAGTGTTGACTTGAATCAAATTGTGGTCAGCAATCAAAATGTTCATGATGAACTTAATGGAAACTGGATTGCTGAGGCATTAGATAAACCATGGTATGGTCGTGATGGTCAGGTTGAGAAAATCTTAAAAGGATCTGACTACAGCAGTGTTGACGCAGAATATGCCAAGTTTAAAAAATCAGCACAGAAAGAAGTAAGTTATATGGTAAAAGAGTTTGAGTGTAAAAAATCTGCTGATGCGTATTCTCGTTCTGCGGTATCTAGAACTGGCGTTTTAGACTGCACTAAACTTCATACTTACAAGTACAATGAAGACTTATTCCGAAAGGTAACTGTTGTTCCTGATGGAAAGAATCATGGGTTGATTTTCATTCTTGATTGGTCTGGTTCAATGCAGGACTGTCTTCTTGATACAATCAAGCAACTTTATAACTTGATTTGGTTTTGTAACAAGGTTAATATTCCTTTTGATGTTTATGCTTTTACCAACAACTACCAGAAGACACCTTTTGAATGGAAGCATGATTTATCCGAATATACTCATTCAGAAATGAAAGAAGGTATGTTTACTATAGATCCTCAGTTCAGTCTGATGAAATTCTTTACTAGTGATGTGAAACGGAATGAACTGGAGAAGCAACTTCTTTCTATCTGGCGTGTTGCTTATAGTATTAATAAGTGGGTTAACTATACTATTCCCTCTAACTTTGGACTTTCGGGGACTCCTTTGAATGAATCATTGGTCTGTCTTCACTCCATCATTCCTGAGTTCAAAAAATCAAATGGAGTCCAGAAAGCACATTGTGTAATCTTGACTGATGGTGAAGCAAATCATCTCTCTGTGCTTACTAGATATCAGTACAAAGGAGAAGATCGTACTGGTTCAACTAGACTCACTATGAACTCATATGTTCGTAATAGAAAAACCGGATACACTTATGCAGTGCCAAAAGAATACTATAACTTTACGGGAGTCCTTCTAGAAGACCTTCGACAATCATTTCCTGAGGTAAACTTTATCGGTATTCGTTTAACCTGTGGTCGTGAGTTGCGTAGTTTTATTCGTAGGTATCATATCCTTACCGAGACAGAAGAAAAGATGATTCGTAAAGAAAAATCTTTTACTATTAAAGATTCTGGATATACTAAGTACTTTGGTATCCTTACAAGTTCTCTTCATATGGATACTGATTTTGATGTTGACGAGGGAGCATCTAAGGCAAAAATTAAATCTGCCTTTGTTAAGAATCTTAAAGCAAAAGCACTAAATAAAAAAGTGCTGAGTCAGTTCATGGATCTAGTCTGCTGACCACCCATCAAACTGTCCAAACGAGGGGGAAATCGACCTCCTTTGTCCTATACTATCTTTGTTGAACAAACCAAGCACATGGCACTTTCTACAGAATACGTCGTTACGTCCCTTCAAAATCTTTATGGTGATTCAATCACTGCTGCTGATGTTCGTGCATGGTGCAGCATGAATGGAAGCACATATCAGACGGTTTCTAAGAAACTCGATACATATAAGTCTGGTCGTGGTCGTTGGAATCTTACTGCTCAAGAAAAACTGGAACATTCATATCAAGCACCTTCTTCTACTCCTCCCATCGAACAGACTCTTATTCCAGAAAAAGATGATACTTTCGTCAAGTTTGGTACGTTTGGTGATATTAAGAAGATTATTCAGTCCGGTTTATTTTATCCTACGTTTATTACAGGTCTTTCGGGTAATGGTAAAACTTTCTGTGTTGAACAAGCATGTGCTCAACTCAAGAGGGAACTGATTCGTGTCAACATTACCATCGAAACTGATGAAGACGATCTTATTGGTGGGTTTCGTCTTATTAATGGCGAAACTGTTTGGCATAACGGTCCTGTCATCGAAGCTTTGGAACGTGGAGCTGTGTTGCTTCTAGATGAAGTTGACCTTGCTTCTAATAAAATTCTTTGCCTGCAATCTATTCTTGAAGGTAAAGGTGTTTTCTTGAAGAAGACTGGATTGTTTGTTAAACCCACGGAGGGATTCAATGTTATTGCAACTGCGAATACTAAAGGTAAAGGCAGTGATGACGGTCGCTTTATTGGAACCAATGTTCTCAATGAAGCATTCTTAGAACGCTTCTGTGTTACTTTTGAGCAGTCCTATCCCACTCCTGCTACTGAGCAGAAGATCTTAGAAGGAATCTGTTCGGAACTTAGTATTGCCGATAAGACGTTCTGCAAGAACCTTGTTGATTGGGCAGACATTATTCGTAAGACATTCTTTGATGGAGGCATTGAAGAAGTCATTAGCACTCGTCGGTTGGTCCACATCATTCGTGCTTATAGTATTTTTGGTGATAAGTCAAAAGCAATTCAAGTTTGTGTGAATCGTTTTGATGAAGAAACTAAAGCATCTTTCTTAGAACTTTATGATAAAGTTGATGTTGACTTTCAGATGGACACTGATAACATCTATGCAATTGACGGGGGTTCTAATATTTGATATAATATGGGGAGGTAAATATGCCTTCCCGAATGAATGCCTGGTCTTTACTTTATGAGGAATTAAAAATGAGTGAAAATTTTGAAGATCGATACGAAGATGGTATCAAGTCAAAACATTATTATGAGTATGATAGAAACGATATTAATAGAGAAAATCCATTTAGTTCAATAAGTGACGCATCACCAGAAGATTATCAATCTTTCTGGGGAAGTGGAGACTATATGATTGCTGGCATCTCTGGAAGTGATTCTTCAGATACGATTAGTTTTGGAGCAGCACAAGCAGCACAAGAAGTACCGACAGTGCTGGGAGGACAAGACGTTATTAGTTTTGATTTTAATCCACCTGCTGCTCGTCCCTCAACCATTCATACAAGACAGAAGTATAGTGAAGATGCAATCATTAAGGAATTAAAAGATTACATCACTAGAACATATGACCAGCACTATTCTGCTGGTGATGATAAGATTCAAACTCTGGATCTTATCGAAGCTTGCGGTGATGGCGAGGCATTCTGCCGCAGCAACATTCTCAAGTATGCGTCACGATATGATAAGAAGGGTACTGCCCGTCGTGACATTATGAAGATTCTGCACTATGCTGTCCTTCTAATGCATTTCAACGATAAAAACGCGAAACGCGAAACCTATCCTCAGTGATATGAAACTCAAATCAAAAACTATGAAATTATCTGAATCCACTGTCAATCTTCTTAAGAACTTCTCAACAATCAACCCATCAATCCTGTTCAAGCAGGGTAGTAAGTTGCGTTCTATTTCTGTGCTGAAGAACATTTTGGTTGAAGCAACTATCGTTGAAGAGTTTTCCAAAGACTTTGGAATCTATGACCTTAATCAGTTTCTCAACGGACTTTCTCTGCACCATAATCCTGAACTAGATTTTACTAGTAATGATTTTGTTGTTATCAAAGAAGGTAAGATGCGCTCTAAGTACTTCTTTGCCGATCCTTCAGTGATTGCTTGTCCTCCTGATAAGGAGATTTCTCTTCCAACTGAGGATGTATGCTTTGCATTAAGCAGTCAACAACTTGAGAAACTTAAGAAGGCAGCATCCGTCTATCAACTTCCTGATATTTCTGCTGTTGGGGAGAACGGTGTCGTCAAAATGGTAGCTCGCGATAAGAAGAATGATACCTCTAATGACTTCTCTATCATTGTAGGTGAAACTCAAGATGATTTTATTTTCAACTTTAAGGAAGAGAATCTGAAGATTGTTCCGGGTTCTTATGATGTAGTAGTATCTTCAAAACTTTTATCTCGGTTCAGTAATCAAAATGTCGATGTCACGTATTACATTGCCCTTGAACCTGACTCGTCCTTCAATTGATGTTTGGATGAGAGTAATAGGCAGTTCTCTTGCGATTGTTGCCTATTTTATTGTTATTCATGTTGATGTGATGGTGGGGGTGATGACTCATTTCATTGCTGATTTTATTTCAGTTCCTTACTTTGTCCGTACAAAGTCCTGGGATGTGGTTATAATGTTAGTATTCCTACTGACGATTTCTCTGTCAAAATTGTTATGAACATTTTTGTAACTGACCCAAGTCCATACAAGTCTGCTATGGTTCTCCCTGACAAGCACATCGTCAAGATGCCCCTAGAGACCTGTCAGATGCTTGCTATTGTATGTTCTGACAAGTGGGGTCATAACTTCGGCACTCTTCCTAGAGCAGATGGTACTCCCTATGCTACTGAGAAGGGTGCTTTTCGTAATCACCCTTGTACGAAGTGGGCAAATGAGTTTGTGACTAACTGGCAGTGGTTGCTTATTCACGGACTTGCTATGTGTGATGAGTACACTGCTCGCTATGGTAAGGTTCACACCTGCCAGAAGACCCTTCTAGCAGCAAAGGAGATACTTCCTACAGCAGATCCTCAAGGTCGCAGTGGGAAGGGTCCAACACCCTTTGTATTTGCTGGACCTGATGAGTTTAAATACGATGAAGGTATTGATATTTACGATAAGTACAAAATGTATATTTCATCTAAACCATGGGTAAAAGATAATTATCTTCGTATCCCAGATCGCAAACCTGATTGGGTACAATGAAACATATTCTTTTTACCTTAAAAGGTTGTCCTTTTGATTTGCTTGATAACAAAGATTTCATACGAATGGTTTTGTTTAGAGCAGCAAAAGAATGCAAATCAACACTGCTTGATTTGACAGTACATAAGTTTGAACCGCAAGGTGTGACTGGAATTGCTATGCTTGCTGAGAGTCATCTCAGTATCCATACTTGGCCTGAGAATGGTATGGCAGTTTGTGATGTCTTCACTTGTGGGGATACCGCTATACCTGAAAATGGTGTAGAATATATGA